CTATTGTAGCAATTTGTATTCGGTAAACGTAATCACATCTTCCCCTACCCAACTGTTAATCTCTTTCAAGCGTTCTTGCAATGGGATGATCTCATTAATAAAAAATACTCGCGTTGCTTTCTCTACGTCACCAAAACCGCCTGTGTTATTAGGCACAATTCCCATTAATTGCGGTGGTACACGGTGGGCCGCCAATACATCATCACGGCTTGCATTTTTAATATTTAAGAAATCATCTTTTGCCACTGCATCAGACAAAGGAATAACTTGCATCCCGTCTTTCTTCCCGTTTGGAATATACACAAACAAATTCTTAAAGTTGCCTGTGCCTTTGGTTTGTCGGATTTGTGTTTTGATTGCTTCAATGTCGTCTTTGTTTTGTGTTGGGTCAGTCATGTAAATAATCGAACCCGCATGCGCACCGTTCAAATAATATTTGCGACGGAATAACGTTGCACTTTCATTCAAGAAAGCCGATTGTAAAGCCGCGAGATATTCCGGCACGCCATAAATCTCTTGGTTTACATCAGGGTTGATCAGATTAAACACCGCATCTTTCGGAAATTCGTATTCATCAAAGCCATTCACAATCTGATAAAAAATACCTTTCTTCACGCCAACGCGCATATATTTTGCAAGGGGCGATTTCAATGCAATCACTTTGCCGAATGTGTTTTTAACTTTTTCAAGGTAAGCATTACCAAACACTAAATAATCTTGCACCAGTTTTTCTAACTGTGTACGTGGTAAAAGTGCGGTCGTTTTACAGGTAGAAAGCAAGATGTTTTTCTTCACCGTGATCGCACTGTTATGATGTGCCGATGCATTTAAGGCTTTGGCAAGATAACTTAAATTAATCGGCGGGTTGTAATATTTCTCATACATCAACACGCTTTCGAAATAATTCAAGACTTCTGCACGGTCAAGCACGGGAATAGGCTCACCAAAGCTAAACGCCTGTGCTTGATTTCCCGTAGAAAGTGCGGTTGATTTTTTTGATTTTTTACTCATTTGGTAATCCTATTCAAAAGTGAAAATAGTTGATTGGTTACTTGACACATCGCCGTTTAAACCATAAGGCACATTTAAAATGCAGTTCATAATTGCCCATGATAAGTCACCGTGGCTTGCATCTTCTGAACGGTCAGAAACATAAGTAATCTTTCCTGTTCCGGTAATACGTTTTTTAACTGTCATAAAACTGGTGATGATTTCGTTACCATCAAATTTAAGGCGGCGTTTCTGAATTAAGTTTTGTGTTTTTAATACCATCTCATTTTTTAAATCGGCGTTGTAATCAAGACCGATTGCCATTGGATAGAATTTCTTCACTTCTTGAAATACGCCCGACCCCATTCCAGTTTTATCAATTACAATGCGGGTGACATTGTAATCATCACAGAAGCTTTTTATTCTGTTCGCTTGCGCTTCATAATCCATGCCGTGAAATGTTTGCCAGTGCAAAACACGATAATCACCACCTTCCACTTTAGGCGGGGCAATAATCGCCAACGCTGCACGGTCGCCAGTAAAGGCAGGGTCATAACCCAACCACACTTCACGATTGCCAAATGGACGTTGATAAAATGGCTTGTAATCGTGCCATTCTTCTAAGCTGTCCACTTGGCAAAGTTGCAAATCGGCAAATTTAAACGCCGACGTGTTATCATCCGCAAACTGGCATAAAAACAACTGTTCAAATTCTTCTTTGCTATTTTCTGCGATCAGGTCGTCAATATTGAATAGGTTGCACCCACCTTCCATCGCATCATAAATGCTCACAATCTGCTTCCATTGTCTGTCAGCACAAAGTTTTCCGCTTTTTAAATTCTCGTGCGAAATGTCAATTTCGACTTTATCCGCCTTGGCCCGATTTTTATTAAATGCTTTTCCAGAGAAAAACGCATAAGCGGGATGTGCAATCGTGGTCGGCGTTGAAAAATACGTTTGGCGATACATTTTTTGCGCCGCCATACCTGATGCCACTTTACGCATCACATCAAACTTTGGCACCCAAAACACTTCATCAAAATATAAGTTGCCGTGATACGATTGAGCTGTGGCAGAGTTCGTGCCAAGAAAAATCAATTCTGCCCCATTTGGCAATTTGATGGTTTCGCCTTTTAAATCCACGTCCGCTGTTTGCTTGGCATAGTTCACTATGTAAGAACGGAACTGCAACGCCTGTTTTTTACTGGCAGACAAAAAGATTTGATTGTGTCCAGTTGTCAAGGCGTCAATAAAGGCTTCATGAGCGAAATAGTAAGTCGCCCCGATTTGTCGGCTTTTTAAAATATTTCTGATGCGGTTTTCTTTTGCTTTATGCCAAACACGCTGATAATTAAACATCCCGTCAAGAAAGCCATTGATCAGTAATTCTTCTTGTTCCTGATCAATGGCATTTTGTTCTGCTTTCTTCCGTTCGCCTTTGTTTCGATTGGCAAGTTTCGGATTTAAATCCACTTCATTGCCATCACCAAAAGAATATTTTTTCACTCTCGCCATGCGTTCCATTTGGCGACCAAGCAAATCAATTTCTTTATAATCCGCTCCGCTTTTTTCTTCTTTGGCAATCAGTAAATTCAATCTTGTTTCAAGGGCTAATTCAACACGCCCAACGGGGGCGACATCATCCCATTTTTCGCGATCTTTCCAACTGGAAATCGTGGACGCGGCAATATCAAGCTGACGAGCAATTTCAGCGATTTTATAACCGCTAAAATACATCTGTTGTGCTTTTCTTTTTATTTCCGCCGTTACATCGGGCGAAGCTTGATTAATAACTTGTTCGTCCATTCATCATCCTTTCAATTTACAACCGCATAATAGAAAGGGGCTTGACGTTAGTCTTTACAGCTCACCTGTGAACAGAAAAGCAACAAAAACAACCCATAGACCGCAAAAATTAAACCTTTCAGAATAATGGCAACCTTTGAGCCAAACCAACCACAGAAAGGACAACCAATGGCAAAAAAATCTAAATGGGTCGTTGTCGCAACCGAAGGTGCAACAACTGATGGTCGCACAATTCAGCGCAACTGGATTGAAGAAATGGCCGAAAGTTACGATCCAAAAAACACCTACGGCGCACGCATCAACCTTGACCACATCAAATTTTCTGTCTATCTCCCTGAACTTGCCAATGCTCACTGCTTTGGTGACGTCTTAGCAGTGAAAGCAGAAGAACGTGAAGATGGCAAATTACAGCTTTTAGCAGAACTTCAACCAACTGACGCACTCATTGCCTTAAACAAAGACGGGCAAAAGGTTTACACGTCCGTTGAAATTGACACCAATTTTGCCGATACGGGCAAGGCATACTTGGTCGGTTTAGCCGTTACGGATAATCCGGCAAGCTTAGGCACAGAAATGTTAAGTTTCTCGCACAATGGCTTAAATGCCCGCAAGTTAAAAGCGGACAACATTTTCACTGCTGCCGTTGAAACGGAATTGGAATTTGTTGAAGAAGCAGAAAAAAGCCCATCTGTGTTGGAAAAAATCAAAGCGTTATTTGCGAAAAAAGAAAAATCAGATGATGAACGCTTTTCAGATCAATCCAGTGCCATTGAGCTTTTAGCCGAACAACAAAAGGAAATCATGGAAAAATTGACCGCATTTCACGGTGATTTGGAAAATCAACAAGCCGAAATTGAAGAAATGAAAGCGAGCAATGAAGAAATCCATGCCACGTTTGAAAAACTCAAACAAAAGCCGGCACAATCCGAAAACTACCGCCCATTAGTTTATGGTGAAGAACCTGAAACTGACGGCCGCTTCTTTTAATTTATCTTAGGAAAAAACCAAATGAATAAATTTACTCAACAAAAATTCCAAGCTTACATTGCAGGCGTTGCACAAGATAACGGCGAAGATGTGGCATTCGTTGCGAATGGCGGACAATTCACTGTCGAACCAACCATTCAACAAAAACTTGAAAACGCAGTGCTTGAAAGCTCCGATTTCTTAAAACGCATCAACGTTGTGATGGTGCAAGATATGAAAGGTTCTGCATTGCGTTTGGGCGTGCTTTCACCCGTTGCAAGCCGCACAGATACCAACACCAAAGCACGTGAAACCACGGACATCCACAGCTTGCAAGAAAACTTATATTCTTGCGAACAAACCAACTTTGACACGCATTTAAACTATGCAACGTTAGACAGTTGGGCGAAATTCCCTGACTTTGCGGCACGTGTTGGCAAGCTTAAAGCAGAACGCATTGCATTAGACCGTATCATGATCGGCTGGAACGGCACAAGCGTGGCAGCAACAACCAACCGCACATCAAATCCATTATTGCAAGATGTGAACAAAGGCTGGTTGAAACAAATCGAAGATAAAGCAACTGCGCGCGTAATGAAAGAAGCGAAAAGCGGTACAGGCAAAATCGAAATCGGTGCAGGCAAAGAATATAAAAATCTTGATGCATTAGTTTATGCACTGAAAGAAGATTTCATCCCTGACCAATACCGCGACGACACAAAACTTGTGGCGATTATGGGTAGCGACTTGTTAGCAGATAAATACTTCCCGCTAATCAATCAAGATAAACCAAGCGAGCAAGCGGCAGGCGATACCATTATCAGCCAAAAACGTGTTGGCGGTTTACAAGCCGTAACCGTGCCATACTTCCCGAAAGGCACTGTATTGGTGACATCACTCGACAACTTGTCAATCTATGTTCAAGAAGGTCGTGTTCGCCGTCACTTAAAAGACGTGCCGGAACGCAACCGTGTGGAAGATTACTTGTCATCCAATGAAGCTTATGTAGTTGAAAACTACGAAGCCGTGGCGATGGCGAAAAACATCACCATTCTTGATGCACCAACTCACGCGTAATCACAATGCGACCAACTAAACGTCACTTTCTCGAAGTTTCTGCCGCTATCGCTAATGCGGCAGAAACCGAAGATCTAAGCGACTTCACGGAATACGAAAAAATGTGCCGTATTCTTGCGCGACATCGAAAGGATTTAAAAAATATTCAATCGACAGAACGCAAAGCCACATTTAAAAAGCAAATTCTGCCTGATTATCTGCCATGGATTACAGGGGCGCTATCTGCCGGAACAGGCAAACAAGATAACGTCTTGATGACATGGTGCGTATGGGCGATTGACTGCGGGGAATATCACCTTGCCTTGCAGATTGCTGATTATGCCGTGTTCCATGATTTGCGTTTGCCTGAACCGTTCACACGAACACTTGGCACATTATTGGCGGAAGAATTTGCCGACCAAGCAAAAACCGCACAAGCCGCCAATCAGCCATTCGAAGTGTCGTACTTAGAGCAAGTACAACGCATCACCGCTGAATGTGACATGCCAGATGAAAGCCGTGCGCGATTGTTGCGTGAATTAGGCTTGTTATTGGTTGAAAAGAATCCTGAACAAGCCTTGCAATACCTTGAACGTGCTTTAGGGTTAGATCAGAAAGTGGGCGTGAAAGGTGACATTAAAAAATTACGCAAAAAATTAAGCAAAGCCGATGAATAATCGGATTTGATAACGAGCAAACCACGCACCCGCGGGGCGGATAAAAGCGCGGTCAGGTTTCTTTACCTCTTTTCCTGATTGTTGCTCTTTATCCTCACCCCGCTTTTTTATAGGTAGATTTTATGTCAGACGGTGCAATCTCAATCAAACTCGCCCCCGATTATGAAATGGGCGCAGTGCAAAAACAACTGGAAGATTACGGATCAGGCGAAGATATTATTCGAAACGATGATTTTTTCCCTGACATTTCTCTTTCTGCTTTTCGCAATCAATATCGTGCAGACGGCACAGTTACCGAACAACGCTTGCAAGATGCATTGATTGAAGCCATCGCCAGTGTAAATGATGAATTATCTACATTCAAAGCACAAAGCGAACATCACTTCCTTGAACAAATCCCCGCACCATCAGTCAACGGCGAAAGCGTGTTGATTTATCGCTATAAACGCGCGGTGAACTGTTTGGCACTGGCTAACCTTTACGAGCGTTACGCAAGCTATGACAGCACCAATGATGGCGAAAAGAAAATGGATTTACTCAAAGACAGCATCAACGAATTAAGACGAGATGCACGCTTTGCCATTAGCGACATTATCGGCAAAAGACGGGTCGATGCGGAGTTAATTTGATGGAAGTTTACGCACAACAAAATGACAACTTGGACGCCATTCTTTATCGCTATTTTGGCCTCAGTGAAGGACTTTTAGAAATTGCGTGTGAATTAAATCCGCACTTAATGGATAAACCCGTCATTCCCATCGGAACACCAGTAATATTGCCAGAAACTGACACAGAAAAGATCAGCGTGGCAAGTGACACTATACAACTTTGGAGCTGATATGCACGACACACCATCAAAAGCGTCTTACACATCAGGATTATTTGCCTTCTTCATCGGACGCATTGCGGATATGTTTTCAAATGTAAATTGGGCCGACGTCGCATCTGTAACAGGTATTGTGATCGGCGTCGCAACATTCCTTGTAAATTGGTATTACAAGAAAAAAGATTTTGAATTAAAAGAAAAAGAATTGAATCAACGGAGCCATCACCATGATTAAACGAACAGCGAAATATGCATGCAGTGTTGTGGCGATTGTAGGATTGGCACTCTCTTTACACGGGCATGAAATTAGAACATCAGAAAAAGGCTTGCTATTAACTGGCAATGCAGAAGGATGTCAAAGAGTGCCATATAACTGCCCTGCAGATGTATTAACATTCGGGCTAGGAACCACTGATGCAGTCGAAAAAGTCATTCCACATAAAGTCTATACAGATGAAGAAATTGCAAATGCCTTTACAAAGGGAATTAAACAAGCCGAAAAATGCGTGAATACGTATGCAAACGGTCAAGCCATGCCGCAAGGTGCATTTGATGCCTTAGTGTCAATTACCTTTAATGCAGGATGCGGGAACTTAAAAAACAGCACGCTTTTTAAAATGGCACGGAAAGGATATAGCAAAGCCATGTGCGGTCAATTTGAACGATGGATTTATGCAAACGGCGTTCCACTGAAAGGCTTAATTGAAAGACGACAAAAGGAGAAAGCATTATGTTTGGGTTCTTAACAAAAAAAGAAAAATATATTTTATTGATTGGCCCGCTCATGCTTGTGGCCATTATCCTGTTTCAAGGGTGGCAAGCAAACCACTGGCGAGCTGAGGCAGCAAAAGAAGAACAATTAAAACAACAATGGGAAGCGTCTTACATTGCCTTAAATGAAAGCGTGGATAAATTCAATGAGCAACAAAAAGCACTCACGGAAGCCGTTAATCAATTAAAAATCTCTCAAACCAAGCAAACACAGGATTTAAAAAATGCACTTAAAAAACACCAAGATTGGGCTGACACTTTTATCCCTGATGATGTTAGCGGCGTGTTCAACAACACCGAAAATCATTAAACAGCCAATTCTATGCCCGCAAGTTGCAGAATGCACGCCATTTGCCGCCACAATTAAAACAAACGGCGATTTGGCTAACGCCTATCTACAAAGCCAACAAAAGCTAAGTGTATGCATTGTTGAAAATCAAGCATTAAAGAAATGCATTGATGAATTTAATAAACAGGAAAAACAATGACCGATCAATTTGACCGTGCGCAAGAACTCGAACAAATGACACGTGATATTGCGTTAAAAAAACACCGCACTTTTAAAGCAATCAGTGCGTTTTATTGCGAAGATTGCGACATCCCCATTCCTGAAAAACGCCGCCAATTAATTCAAGGCGTAACCCGTTGCGTGGATTGTCAGCAAAAATACGAAATGCAACAGCGGAATTTCAGAAAATGAAAAAGCCAAACCAACTACGCAAAATCCTTGAACAAAGTCACCAAGACTTTGTAAAAAATCCTGACCGCTTACAGCTTTATGTTGACGGCGGTCAAGTTGTTGCAACTGGCAGCACATCACTAAGTTTTGAGTATCGTTACACGCTCAACATCATCATCACTGATTTTGCCTTTGATATTGCAAGCTTAATCGTGCCGATTAATGCGTATCTACGCAAAAACCAACCCGAACTATTCGAAAATCCGCAACGCCGTGAAAACGCCTTTAAATTCCAAATGGATTACAACAATAACAACACGGCGGATGTGTCTTTTGAAATCCAACTCACCGAACGCGTTGTGGCAAAACAAGTGGGCGAAAACGTGCAGATGACTTACGCCACAGAACCAACCGCACCGGAATGGGAAACATTAGGAAAAATGCGAGTGTATCTAGGGGAAATTGAAGAAGATAATTTAATTTTTAAAGGCGGCGAATAATGGCAACGGTGGAAGAAGTCCAAGCGAAACTGACCGCACTTATTAATAATCTCTCACCGCAAGCCCGCCGCCAGTTAGCACGCAACATTGGGCAAGCTTTACGGAAAAATCAACAAGCCCGCATCGCACGTCAAGAAAACCCAGACGGCACAGCATTTGAACCAAGAAAGCCACGGAAAGAATTTGGCAAAAAGAAAGGCAGAATTAAACGAAAAGCCATGTTTGCGAAGTTGAGAACGGCAAGATATTTCAAAATTCAGAGTAATGCCAATGAAGTGTCGGTCGGCTTTAATGGGTCAAGCGCAATGGTAGCAAAAGTGCATCAATACGGATTAATGAGCAGTCCTTCAAAAACAAAAGATTTCAAAGTGCGGTATGCACAGCGTGAATTGTTAGGCTTTAGCCAAAGCGATTTAGATGTGATTGAAGATTTAGTTTTAGCGCAATTATCTATGTAACCTATGTGACTAAATATTGGTTTTGGTATTGTTTGCAGCCAAAACAATTAGCCCGAAAATAAGGGTAAACAATATAGATAAAATAACGCTATCAGTGATAAGCCAAAGAACAAAAATCAACGAGATAATAGGAACAAATGCCACGGTTGCCATACTAAACACAGCAGAAATAGCAGCAAAAGTTAGGCTGCCAGTAAAAAACAAACCTAGTCCAATGAATAACGGAATGCCAATTAATGCAAGTATAAGCGACATATATTCTCCTGTTAGTTTGTTTTGTTCAATTATTAAACATAGAAAAATAATTTGTCAATAAAAATAGTGAGTTTTTATGAATAATTTACAATTATCTGTTTTGTTAAATGCCATTGATAAAATGTCAGCACCAGTTCGGAACGCCTCCAAAAGTGTTCGGGAATTGTCTGCGAAGTTGCGCGAAAACAAAAATGCACAACGACAACTAGCACAACAAAACAAACAACACTCAGAAGCCATGAAACAATATGCCTCAACGATCAACCCGTTGAAAGCAAAATTATCATCTTTAAATAACGAACTGTCTGCGGCAAAACAAAAAGCGGCATCTTATTCTCAATATTTAAAAAATGCCAAAAATCCAACTGAAGGATTTAAAAAAGAAGTTGAAAAAGCCAGAAGTGCAGTAAAAAAACTCAAACAAGAACAAGTTGCCGCATCAAATAAATTACAACAGGCAAAACTAGCCTTATCGCAAGCTGGTATTTCAGCTGAAAAATTAGCTCAAAATCAGCGAAACTTACAAAGAAATACGAAAGCGGCAACAGATCAAATCAAACACCAAGAAGAAGCGTTGAAGAAATTGAACGCCAAACAAGCTGCCTATAATCGCTATCGTGGACAAGTTGAAAAATTAAAAGATATTAGTGGGAAAGCTCAAATTATTGGTGCGCAATCCATGGCGGCAGGTGCGACAATTACTGCGCCAATCGCCAACATCACAAAAGATTTTATGACTTTTGAAGATGCCATGATCGGCGTCGCTCGTCAGGTCGATGGATTAAAAGATAAATCTGGGAACTTTACGCAAGAATTTGACCAATGGAAAATCAAAATTCATGACCTATCAAAAGAATTGCCGCTCACGACAGTGCAAATTGCCAACATGATTGAAAGTGCGGCAAGAATGAATGTGGCAAAAGATGAACTTGAAGATTTTGTGCGATTGAACACACAAATGGCTGTTGCGTTTGATGCAGCTAATCCGGATGAACTTGTTGAACAATACGGAAAAGTGACAAACAACTTTCATTTGTCGGCAAAAGCATCTCGCGAACTGGCTGATGCTATTAACTATCTTGATGATAACGCTATTTCTAAAGGTACAGAAATCATCGGATTTATGAACCGAGTGTCAGGGATTGCGGGCATCGCAAAAATCAGCGAAAAAAACATGGCGGCGTTAGGCTCAACCTTGCAAACTGCAGGGGCGACAGAAGAACAATCAGCGACAGCCATCAATGCCATCTTCACTCGCTTGTCACAAGCAAGTAAGAAAAAACCCGTTAAAAACGGATTGGCGGCGTTAGGATTGCGACCAAGTGCAGTCGAATTAGGCATGGCAAAAGATGCCCAAGGCACGCTTGAAAAAATAGTTAATGCAATTAATAGATTGCCAGAACCAAAACGACTAGGCACTATTGCAGACTTAGTCGGGACAGAACACGCAAAAACACTATCATTATTAGTGTCGAAAACAGATGACTGGCGCAGACAAGTAAAACTGGCAAACAGTGAAGAAGCAAAAGGATCAATGGGGCGCGAATTTGAAACGAGAATGAAAGCCTTGTCTGCGTCAACTCAAATTTTCACAAACCGCTTATTTAACTTGAAAACGGCAATTGGCGGCACACTCGCCCCAACTTTACACAACATATTAGATAAGTTGGGCGGCATAGTTGATAAATTTAAGGCTTGGATTGAAACAAACCCAGAACTTGCTAGAAAAATTTTACTTGTCGCATCAGCATTAGGAACAACACTTACTGCATTTGGTGCGCTAAGTCTTGCATTAAGCTTTGTTTTATATCCTATGGCACGGGTTGCACTTGGATTCGGGAAACTCACTGGGCTAAATACACTGCTTGCAAAAAGCTTTAATTACACGACAAAGGCAGCAATCGCATCTAATAAAAATTTACTCTCATTCCGTGGGTGGTCAAATATTTTTTCATCAGCACAAACAACCCTAACAGGCCTTCTAGGAAAAATCACTAAACTAAATACACTAAAAGTATTATTAGGCGCATTGAAAGCATGGACAATGCCTGTGAGAATGATTTTTATCGGGTTAAGTTCATCTATCTCATTTTTACTCTCCCCTATTGGTGTAGTGGTTGCTGCAGTAGTTGGAGCGGGAATTTATATTTATAAAAGCTGGGAAAAAGTAAAATCTTTCTTCGGCGGGTTCTTAAATGGGTTGCAATCAGGATTACAGCCCGTCATCGACAAATTCAAACCGTTTGTCGGATGGATTGAAAGTGTATTTAACTGGTTTACAAATCTTCTTTCGCCAATCCAAAGCACAAAAGAAGATTTAGATGCCGCCGCAAGTGCAGGTAAACAATTTGGCGAATGGGTCGCTTTTGGCATTGATTTAGCATTAAAACCACTTCAACTATTAATTGATGGCGTGAAGTGGTTGATTGATAATCTACCTAAAATCAACGAGCAAAATCAAAAAGCCAAAGCATTAAAAGAAGAAACCATGAAAGCCGCGTTTGGAAATGGCGTGCTTGGTCAAACCATGGCAGCAATGGCAGATATTCCAGAATACGCAAAAGGCGGTTACACAGGAAATGGCGGCAAATATCAACCGATGGGCATTGTTCATGGCGGTGAATATGTTATGACCAAAGAAGCCACAAACCGTCTAGGCATCGCCACGCTGAACGCCTTAAATTACGGCAAGCAAGCTTTAATTGCGGGCGGTTTAGGTATCGGACTTGCCACCGCCGCACCAATTCAGGTGGATAGCCGACCGCCAATTTCAGCTCGTCCAAGCATAAGCCAAACCATGCAACCAATGGAGGTCAATATCACCATTAATGCACAAGCAGGGCAAAATGAACGACAAATTGCCCAACTCGTTGCCGCCGAGCTTGAGCGAATAAACCGACAACAACAAGCAAGGGCAAGAAGTCGAATGACAGATCGAGCATAAAAAATAAAAGGGCGAAAGCCCTTTTTTGTTACCCAGTTTTTCACACTTTCCCACACTCGCAAAATCAAACAAACTCACCAAAAATAGGGGCAATTATTACAAGTAGAAATCCGCCCATGTCAGCCGATAACAACCGCAGAATTGAAAGCATTATCCGCTTTGGCTTAATTACCGAAGTCGATTACGCACAAGCAAAAGCACGGGTAAAGTGCGGTGAAATTTTAACGGATTTTTTACCATTTATCACTTTGCGTTCCGGAACGACAAAAACATGGTCGCCGCCAACAAAAGGCGAACAATGTGTCATCTTAGCGGCAAGTGGCGAACTGACAACAGCGTGCATCATCACAGGGCTTTACACTCAAAACAGCCCAAGCCATTCAGCCGATGAACACGTGATCGAATTTGCCGATGGCGCAAAAATTACCTACAACCAAGAAAACGGCGATTTGGTTGTGACAGGAATAAAAACCGCCAATATCACCGCCGCCAATCAAATCAATATTGACTGCCCCACAGTCAACATTAAAGGCAATGTGAATATTGACGGGAATTTATCTACAACAGGCACAACCACAAGCAAGGGCGCAATTAGCACACAAGGGGCAATTTCAGCAAAAGGCGACATTAAAGGCGGAAATATTAGCTTACAAAGCCACGTTCACGTTGCACAAGGTGAAAAAGCACGAACAAGCAAGGCAACTGCATAATGAATAGATTTACAGGCGAGAAAATCACAAGCGAAACGGAACACATTAAGCAATCAATCGCAGACATTTTATTGACGCCAATCGGATCACGCTTACAACGCCGAGATTATGGCAGCCGTATTCCAGAACTGATTGACAGACCAATGAACCACGCTTTGTTGCTCCAACTTGCCGCAAGTGCGGTGATGGCATTGCACAAATGGGAACCCCGCGTGACGATTAGCCAATTTAAACCACAACTTACAGAAAACGGCATCACTTGCTCAATCGTGGGAAGAACAAGAAATCAAAACAATATCATCAATTATGATGATGTATGGCTAGGCGGTAAGAATGAGCGAATTAGTTGATTTATCAAAACTGGACGCACCAAAAGTTTTAGAAGATTTAGATTTTGAAACCTTACTTGCGGAAAGAAAACAAGAATTCATCAAATTATTTGACGAATCAGAACGTGCATTCTGGCAGTCTCGCTTAAGCCTTGAAAGCGAACCCATTACAAAACTCTTACAAGAAGTTGTCTATTTGCAACTACTTGAACGCACACGCATTAATCAAGCCGCACAGGCAACCATGCTTGCTTATGCAACAGGGAGTGATTTAGATGTGATCGCTGCCAACTACAACGTAAAACGCCTACTTATCCAAGCAGAAGATAATGCAACAACTCCACCTAAACCAGCAGTCTATGAAAGCGACGTAGAACTACGCTTAAGAACGCAACTTGCCTTTGAAGGAATGTCAGTTGCAGGACCAAGAAGCAGTTATGTGTTTCACGCCTTATCCGCTCACGCCGATGTAGTGGACGTGTCAGTCGTCTCACCTGAACCCGCCAATGTGACCGTCACTATTTTAAGCCGAACAGGGCAAGGCGTAGCAAGTGAACAAGTGTTGAAAGCCGTCCGAGAAAGATTGAACGATGAAAACATTCGCCCAATCGGGGATCGTGTAACAGTGCAAAGTGCAACAATCCAAACATACGAAATCCGAGCAAAATTGCATTTATATCGTGGGCCTGAATATGAAGCGATAAAAGCAGAAGCAATGAAAAAACTCACTGCATACGCCACAGAAAAACGCAGACTAGGTCGAGATATTAGCTTGTCGGGAATTTATGCAGCACTACACCTTGAAGGCGTTCAACGAGTGGAATTACTCTCACCAACAGCCGATATTGTTTTGCCTAGCTCAAAATCAGGCTATTGCACAAATATTAATATTGAGATCGTAACAAGTGATGATTACTAGCCACCTATTGCCAACAGGCTCAACAAAACTGGAAAAACGAGCCGCAAAAATTTTAAAAAGCGCGGTTGAAAATCCAGTCATTATTGCGGATTTGATCAACCCTGACAGATGCCCATCGGAGCTTCTTTCCTATTTAGCTTGGGCGTTTTCGGTGGATAAATGGGACGAGGATTGGAGCGAAGAAGTTAAACGCATTGCGATTAAACAATCGTTTTTTATCCACAAGCACAAAGGCACCATTGCCGCCGTGAAACGAGTGATCGAACCAATAGGCTATCTTGTTGAATTAAAAGAATGGTACAACCAAAAACCACAAGCCAAAGCAGGCACATTTAGCATCACAGTTGAAGTGCCGGAAACAGGATTGAACGAGCAAACTTATAACGAATTAGTGCGATTAATCAATGATGTCAAACCTGTTTCACGCCATTTATCACAGCTCGCCATCGCCATTTCACCAACTGGCCAAATGAATACATTCTTTGGGCAACAAACAGGCGAAATCGTCAGCGTTTACCCTATTTAAGGATTTATATGACAGCACAATATTTCACAGTATTAACCAAATACGGCACAGAAGCTTTTGCAAAGGCTTTAGCAACTAATCAGCCGCTTACATTATCAAGCTTTGCAGTGGGCGATGGTAACGGACAAGCCGTTACACCAACGGCAGACCGCACAGCGTTGGTGAAAGAGACACACCGCGCAAATGTCAGTGCCGTATCACTCGATCAACGCAACAATAAGCAAATTATCATCGAATTGACTATTCCGGAAGATGTGGGCGGGTTTTATATCCGAGAAATGGGCGTTTTCGACAGCACAAACAAATTAGTAGCTTATGCAAACACGCCTGAAAGCTTTAAGCCAACACTTGAAAGCGGAAGCGGAAAAGTGCAAGTGTTGCGCATGATTTTAAAAGTCAGTAATTCACAAGCTGTCACATTAAGCATAGATAATTCGGTGATCTTTGTTACACGTCAGCAATTAAACCCACAAAAAATCACATCATCAACTACAAATAGATTTGATGAAAGCGGGCATACACACGAAATCGAAAAAGCCGACACAACAAAAGCGGGTATTGTGCAGCTATCAAGCGACAATAACAGCGATGATGAAAGCAAAGCGGCAACACCAAAAGCAATTAAAAATATAAAAGGGTTAATTGATGCTGTTGTGCGAAATCTTACTAATTACATCCCAAACAGTAAAAAATCTAATGCTATAGATAGCAATAGCGGAGATACGGTCGCAACATCTGCAGCAGTCAAAACCGCGTTTGACCGAGCAGTAACCGCTGATAACAATAATTTATTCCAAAAAATCTACGTATCAAGCGATACACTTGCTTTAGATTTAACTAATAGACAGCAAATCATCAATTTGTTTGGTGATAAATACAGACAAAATGGTTATTTAACGTTTGCCAATCACAACAACGGAAACAGCAAAATTACAGGTTTGCCACTTGAAGTCAGATCCCCGATTGTAATGACGTTCTACATGATGAATGGCTATAGTATTTTCTATTGCCATTACGTCACGCTTAATCGCAAGTTCTTTTCTGTTGCTAATCTTAATAATGCGACATACAAACTAAACTGGGTTGAAGATATTACTAACACTGGTGAACAAACCATAAATCATCAACTCAACATTAAAACAAATGGGTGGGGGAAATTATTTTTTCCGATTGAAAACGGGGGGACGTGGCGGCTTGAAACCAATCCAGAAAGTGAGAAAGAACCACGTTTAAACTTCGCCTATAAAATGCTTGATAACTCAACACGTTATATTTCATTCCCTGTTTTAAATAAAAGTGAAACTGTTGCATATCGCAGTTGGGTTGATTCACAAATTGCATCAAATTTCACGCGTAGCAAGCTTACAACACAAAATCTTAATGATGTGAAAGACTATGGTGTTTATGCACAAGAAGACAATAGAGACGCTACGGAAGGTCGTAATTACCCTGTTAATTACGCAGGCACGCTATTGGTATACCCATCAGCTTATAGCGTTATGCAAGTGTATATTGGATTTAACACTGGTGAAACGTATCAGAGAAACATGAATTACGGTTTAAAAACATGGGGAAACTGGGTTAGAACTGATGGATTAAGAGGAGTAAATAAATATGGCGACACAATGACCGGCAATCTAAGTATAGAGGGTAGTCGATCTGGGGGATTTGCAAACGGATTAATTATAAAAAACAAAGCCGGCGGACAAAATACAAGTGGATTTATTGATTTTTTCCAAAGTGACAACGTTCCTCGAGCTTCTGTCTGGTTTAGAGATGCAGGAAAAAACAGCACTCAAATCGAATTCCTAAATACACCAGAAGGAGGTGATTGGTTTCATGATAGCAGAGAAACAGTAATGACTATATCAAGCGCTGGGGCGCTATGGTCAAAGTCATACGGATGGTTACATGAGTATTTTGCCAAACAGACAGATATCAGCAATGTGTGGAATGAATTAAATAACACCTACAAAAAAAATAGATTCAGACACCAGAATTACCCACGCCATTACAACGGCGCAGAAGTGTTTGATATCCCTGTTGCTGATAATGGCGTAATGCGGGTGATTATTATGAACGTAAGTATTGATGGATATGCAAGAGTGAATCTCCCTGAGGCATTTAACGGCGCATGCATGGTGCAAGTGACAGATGTCGGCGCCGGTAGAAAACAAGTAGGGGCTAATATTCAAAATGGCAACGTTGTTGAAATACACAACGGTGGTGAGGCTAGATTTAATATTCTGGCAATCGGATGGTATGGGTGGTAATTATGATGTTATTTAACATAGAAACAAGCACGTTCGCCCCTGATTATCTTGTAACAGATAATCAAAATTGGGTTGATGTGAGTGCTGAAGAAATTGACGGCATTTCAGCCAGTATAACTGGCGGCGGTGCTGTTTGGTTGGAAAATGGGGCAATCAAATATTCAGGTAAGGCGCCTAGTGCATACCATGTTTTTGATTCTAAATCGAAATCTTTTAAGGTTTCAGATGACAAGAAATCGGAATTCTTTCAGCGTAAAAAAGAAACCCTATTAAGTACCATAGCAGACAAGGCGGACACAATTAAAAGCAGCTTACTCGTAGGCTATCCGCAAACAGAAATCGAAAGTTTTTATCGCCAAGAGAAAGAAGCGTTAGCATGGCAGGCAGATAATAATGCAGACACGCCAATGTTAAAACAAGTGGCAAAAGTCAGAGGCATATCATTTGAAGTTTTAGTCCAAAAAGTGATTGAAAAATCAAGCCAGTTTGCACTTGCCATAGGTGAAATTATTGGCAAGCGCCAAGCATTTGAAGATCGCTTATTAGCCACAAAAACACTGGAAGAATTGACCGCACTTGAGAAGGAAATTGAAGCATGGATTTAAAACGATATTTCTATCACAACATCATCGCCATTGACCAACTATTCAATGCGATCACAGGCGGTGCAGCAGACGAAACATTATCAAGTCGCACCTATCGTGGGGCAATATTAACCGAACAACCGAAAAAAAGGTGGCGTGTACTCTATCGTTTTATTAATTGGCTGTTTAGAGATAAAAATCATTGTAAAAAAGCCTATAAAAGTGAAATTACAGGCAAGCAACATGATGCGCGTTTTAAAACCGCAAGATAGGTGAATAATGAGCAGAACAACGATTGAACTATACCGTGGCGACGATGAAGAATGTACAGTTCGGGTATTTGAAAAGCAAAATGATAATAGCATTAAGCCGTATGATTTAAGCAATGTGGCGAGATTGGATTTGTATGCGGTATCAAATGATGAACCCGTGCTTAGATTATCATCAACAACTGGAGATATTGATATTTTAGACGCTAAAGGCGGCGTCATTTTAGTGAAATTTAGACATGAAGTAACACAAGGGGCGTCATGGAATAATGCCGGATATGACTTACAAACAGTATCAAATTCAGGCAAGGTAAAAACAGTGGTTAAAAACGGCACTATTATTCTGGGAAAAGACTACACACCATCAAAAATTGAAAATTAATTTATGGCAAATAATGATTTTATTGTCACAACTGACAAAAAAGAAGTTATAGCAACTGTGGATAAACAAGAAATCATTGCAACAGTTGGAAAGCAAGAAATCGTAGCAATTATTGAAAAGGTTGAAGTACTGCAGTTAGGTGAAGAAGATTTGCCAGATTTATTGGCATTATATGAATTATCTAAAATTTAAAGGCTAAACATGACAAGTGGAAATTATCAAAAAATCATTGAATTAACAAAGGCCGTTGGCGCAGATTATAAAGCGTTAAAAGAAGAAATAAATAATATAAAAAAAGGCGGCACACAAAGTGGAATAGGATTAGATAAAGTTAATGAAATAATCAGCGAAGCGGAAACAAGAATTTTAAATAAAATCAAAGGCGGTGAATTAGCTGAAGATTTAGACACATTATTTGAAATTGCATCAAAGATTGGTGAATTAATTTCAGATAAAAACATAAGAGATGCATTGACCGCCACTTTGCAAGAAATCAAAACGAACGTCACAACACTTCAAGAATGGCAATCAAATTTTGACAACCTTGATTTAGTTGGCGAATACAACAAAGCAAAATCAGCATAACAAATCGGAGTATTTATGCCTAAACCAAAAAATGAAAATTTACTAAAACTTATCCTTCAAATCGGAAAAGATATTGGGGAAATCAAAAACAGCCTTGGCGAAACATCACATGGCATCGGCGGGGTGGAAGTTTTAAAAGTCACCGTGCCAGCCGCGACCAATGAAGATATTGACAGTAGAGCTTTATGCGTAGCAACACTGCCAAACGAGTTTCAAGGCGCATTATTACTTTATGAGCTAAATGGAAGTTGGAGTTTTGCGATTGGCGAACGCGAGATGGGATTACCATTGGAACTAACCGAAACAGAAAGATTTATTGTAAAACTTGCAGATTTTAAAAATTATACAAAAGAGACGACGGCTAAAATTATCAAAATAAAAGGTGGTAGTCAGCCATCAGACGCATAATAAAGTGCGGTCAATTTTGGCCGCATTTTGTTACCCCGTTTTTCACACTTCCAACCGCTCGCGCTGCTCTATTCTCTCGATCACAATAAAGACATTATTTAACCAATAGAAACCATAGGGCTAAAATATGTCTGATGAATATCTCCATGGGGTCAAGGTAACGGAAATTGCCGAAGCCTTGCGAACACTCACCACATCATCCACTGCCGTGATCGGTTTAGTGGCAACGGCAGCAGATGCAGACGCAACTGTTTTCCCACTCAATAAACCCACTCTTTTAACCGGTATCACCGCCGAAGTACAAGCAAAAGCCGGTAAACAAGGCACACTATCCCGTGCGTTAGCAAGCATTGCGAGCATTGTAAATTGTAAAGTTGTGGTCATTCGTGTGGAAGAAAGCGATGACGAAAGCACAATGAAAGCAAACGTCATCGGCACAGTGGACAGCGACGGCAATTACACTGGCTTAAAAGCGTTCTTAGTCTCTGCTGCCGTTTGTGGCGTGAAACCACGTATTTTCTGCGTGCCGAAGTATGACAGCCAAGATGTCACCACCGAGCTTTTAAGCGTGGCGAAAAAACTGAATGGCTTTGTGTATGCATCGTGCGGTTCAGCAAAAACCAAAGAAGAAGCGGTGACATACGGTCGCAATTTCTCACAGCGTGAATTAATGCTGATTTTCGGCGATTTCTTATCGTTCAATCCAAACACTAAGCAAACCGAAGTCGATTATGCTGTTGTTCGTGCGGCGGCAATGCGTGCGTATCAAGATAAAGAATACGGCTGGCATACATTAATCTCTAACAAAGGTTTAACTGGCGTCACTGGCGTAACGAAACCGCTTTCATTTGACATCAACGACAGTGCGACCGATGTCAACTATCTGAACGAACAAGGCATCACATGTTGCGTCAATCACAATGGCTTCAAATTGTGGGGATTACGCACTCGTTCGGCAGATAAATTATTCATCTACGAAAACTACACCCGCACCGCACAAGTGTTGAAAGACACCATCGCGCAATCTTTTGATTGGGCCGTGGATAAAAACATCAGCGTGATGTTGGTGAAAGAAATTGTGGAAGCGATCAATGCGAAATGGCGTGAATATGTGGCGAAAGGTTACTTAATCGGCGGCAAAGCATTTATCAATTCATCACTGAACACCGCCGCCACATTAAAAGATGCAAAACTGCTTGTGTCTTATGATTACTGCCCTGTTCCGCCATTAGAACAATTAGGCTTTAACCAATACATCAGCGATGAATACCTTGTGGAATTCGCCGCAGAGATTGCCAAAGTAGGAGCATAACAAATGGCTTTACCACGTAAATTAAAACTCATGAACTTCTTGGCGGACGGTAATTCTTACCGTGGCCAAGTCACCGAAATAACCCAACCTAAATTGGCAATGAAACTGGAAGAATACCGTGCAGGCGGCATGATCGGTCCAGTGAAAGTGAATTTAGGCGTGGAAGGCTTGGAAGCGCAATTCAAAATGGGCGGTTACATGACCGAACTCATCAAAGAATTTGGCGGCAAAATTGACGGTTCGGCATTACGCTTTGCGGGTGCATACCAACAAGACGACACCGAAGAAGTTACCGCCATTGAATTGATTATGCGTGGTCGTTTCAGCGAAATTGACAACGGCACTAGCAAATCAGGCGATGACACTGAACAAAGCTACACCGTGCCATTAACCTATTACAAAATCATCGAAAACGGCAAAGATTTGGTCGAGATTGATTTACTCAACTCAATCTTTATTGTCGGCGGCACTGACCGTTTGGCAGAACACCGTTCAGCGATTGGCATCTAATCACCACCTAGCCCCGCAAGGGGCTTTTATTAAATCACTCCCCCCACGCTTAAGCGTGGCATTTTTAAAGGTATAAAAAATGAAAAACGAAAACAGCAAAGTGATCACATTAACGAATCCGCTTGTGCGTGGCGAAACTAAAATCACCGAAATCACTGTCAACAAACCCACCGTGCCGGCATTAAAAGGCTTGAAAATGTTTGACGTGTTGCAAATGGACGTGGACGCATTGCAAGTGTTGCTCACTCGCGTGACAAATCCTGTGTTGCACAAATCTGACTTTTCCACAATGGAAGTGGCAGACTTCACCGAGCTTGCGGCGGTGGCTGTCGGTTTTTTAGGGAAGAATTCGGAAGCGGAAGCGACCGAATAATGATTGCCGCCACGGTCGAAGATGCCATGGCGGACATTGCACTGATTTTTCATTGGCAACCACAAGCCTTTGAGCAAATGACATTTGCCGAATTAATGACATGGCGAGAAAAAGCAAGGGAACGAAATGATACAGAAAATGATTGATTATTTATTGAATATGCCACGGCATATTGTATGGCGTGGAATCTTTATACTTTCCATCTCATTTTGGTTGCTTGTGATTTTCGGTATTGCATTTCTCTTTCGCTAATTCACCAAGTGCGGTCAGGAATCACGGGATTTTTTGACCGCACTTTTCTTTAGGAATAATTTATGTTTCAAAATTTTGCCTTGGCCGCACTTGGTATGTTCGTTTTTACACGGCAAACCGTGCCTTTCCAAAGCTTAGACCGCACATCAACGTGGCGACATCCAACTAATGCGATTGTGGGGGCAATGCCGAAATCACAATTCACCGGTAAGGAAAGCGAAACCGTGACAATCGGCGGGCGACTTATCCCCGAAATCACTGGAGGCAGATTTTCCATTAAAGCGTTGGAATTAATGGCAGATAGTGGCGGTGCCTTTCCATTGATTGACGGTGCAACCTTTGAAATCATCGGCTTTTTTGTGATCGAAAACATCCAAGAAACCCGCACAGAATTCTTTGGCGATGGCGCACCACGTGCCATTGACTTCACCATGAACCTAAAACGCACTGACGATCCGATGTTGATTGCCATTGCAGACAGTTTAATGAGTAATCTGTAATGTTAGGCTTAGATTTTAACGACAATCACCGCACACCCGCTTTTAAAGTGGTGATCACCACGAAAGACAACAAACAGCAAGACATCACGCAAGTGGTATCAAGCCGATTGATTAATTTGTCTTTAACCGATAATCGCGGCTTAGAAGCGGACACGCTCGACTTAGAATTATCCGACCATGATGGCAAACTGGCTTTGCCGCCACGCAATGCCACAATCAGCCTTGCATTGGGTTGGAAAGGCGCGCCGCTGATTGACAAGGGGCAATATTCAGTCGATGAAGTGCAGTTTTCAGGCGGTTCATCGTCTGCTGATAAGCTCACTATTCGGGCAAGAGCAGCAGATTTAAAAGGTACGTTCACCGAACAAAAAGAGCGGTCATTCCATAAGAAGAAATTGGGCGAAATCGTCAACGAAATTGCACAGGGAAACAAGCTTAAAAGCCAAGTGGCAAAAGAGCTTGCTAACCGATTAATCGACCACATCGACCAAACCAACGAAAGCGACATAAATTTGCTGACACGCCTTGCAGAAGAACACGGGGCAATGTGTACGGTGAAAAATGGCACCTTGCTCTTTATGCCATTAGGCAAAGCAAAAACCGCCACAGGGAAAGATATTCCACTGCGTAAAATCACCCGCAAAAATGGCGACAACTACAATTTTTCCATCGCTGAAAGTGAAAACTACAAAGCCGTGCGGGCGTATTGGCACGATACGGACAGCGGCAAGCGTGGCGAAGTGACAGTTGATGAAAACACCAAGATTGTGAAAAAACAGCGAATGACAAAAGGCAGAACGCTGAAAAACGGCACCGTGAAAGGCAGCCGATTAAGCAAACGCAAATACAACGAAATTGAGCAACAAGAACCCATTACAAGTGACAGTTCTCAAATAAAATCACTACGACACACCTACGCAAGCGAAAAAACCGCCATCACTGCCGCCAAGTCAGCCTTTGATAAGTTAAAACGTGGCGTGGCGACATTTAGTCTTAATCTCGCTTTTGGTGAACCTGATTTAATGCCAGAAACGCCGATTGAGCTTTCAGGCTTTAAAGCAGAAATTGATGCCACAAATTGGCTGATCACAAGAGTGACGCACAATCTTTCAGACAGCGGCTTTACCAGTCAAATTGAATGCGAATTGAAAGTGGAAGATGAAGAAGTGGACGTGAAGAAAGTGAAAAAATAAAGCGGTCGATTGACCGCTATTTAACAACCCGATAGGATTGATCTTTATGAGTTGGCTGCTGTGGAAACGCAAGTTCTAGCACGCCTTGGTCTACAAATTCTTTTAGATGTAACAATAAAGCTGATTCTGTTATCCCTAAAAGCTTTGAAAGTGATTTCTTTGTAACAAACTGCTCATCACACAATGCAAGTACAAGTTCTTTCAGTTTTTTTCTATTCTTCTTCTTTTTTCTATAAAAATCATCAGGAACAATATTCTTAAGTTTTTCTAAAAAGTCTGGATTTAAATCATCTAACTCATTAATAATTGTCCGACCATCCTTTGTTGTTCGTCCAAGCTCATCAAGAGCAAAGCTATAATAAACTAATTTATGTTCATTCTTAGCTTCTAAGTTAGCTTCTAAGTTAGCTTCTAAGTTAGCTTCTAAGTTAGCTTCTAAGTTAGCTTCTAAGTTAGCTTCTAAGTTAGCTTCTAAGTTAGCTTCTTCAACTAAACCTTCAACATTAAAATTTACCTGCGTATTCAATGTGACTTCATGACGTTTACCATAAATCTCTTTTAAATCGCCAACATCTACCCAAGGTAAAACATAGAATTTATCTTTTTTCTCACCTTTGCCTAAAAGTAATCCCTTTCTTTCTAAAGCAGGTAAAGCAAGTGTAATATCTCTGCTATGACAGTCTTTTTCTAATTTTTCAGAGAGAATGGAATGTTTAATCCATCCTCCATTTAAGGCGGTCAATAACAAAATTTTCTTGTGCAAATTATTATCTAAATTGTGATATTGAGCACCTAATCTCAGATGTAATTGTTGGCTGGCTTGAATAACTGAGCTATCTTGTAACGTTAAAGTTAAAAGTGTTTTTTCTGAATCCGTACTCAACACCGGTGTAGTTAATAATTCTTTACGATAATTTGAGAAGATAGTTTCAATTCCTTTCCCTTCTCTTTCACAAAGACCTATTCGGCGAAACATATTGTGTAAAATTGCATTTCGACATATAGATTTTTTACCACTTTGAGCTTCTAGGATACTCACTAACATAACACCAGGGTTCTCAAAATTTAACATATTTAATGTTTGCGATATTTTGAGTGTTACTCTGTCATTCAAATAATCTGAATGTGTAAGCATATTAATAAAAGCTTCACGTAATGCACCAGTTATCAAGTTGTCTTCGCTTCTCGTTAGCTGGTCTAGTGCAAAATGTTTATTTTTAGCAAGGTTAAATAATTTGGGTGCAACTTTTAAATAAAATTCAAATAAGTTTCCTTCATCTCCCTCATCACGTAGCTCATCACATGTAACTCGATAATCGTATCGGTGATCTGTTTCTTTTGATTTATACTCTAACAAATAATGAGGAAGTAAAGACCGAATAATATCTAATTTTCCAAACATTAATAAACCTGCATAAGTTAAACCACTTTTCCCGGTGTTGAGATCTTGTTGATAAGCATTTATTTTCTTTAATAATGACAAATCATCTAGAGCAAGTAATAGACTTGTTGAATTGTAATTTTTAATATATTGACGATATTTATCTAACGTAGGTAAATGAATTTCCGAAATTGATGTATTAGGAATAACTTTGTTATCTTGATTTATTTTAGTATAGCTAGAAAGAAAGTTTTTTAATTCTGCAGAAGATAGTTTATGATCACCTGTATTTAAACGAACGTAAGCATTTGTAATGTCCCCATTCAAATAAACCGGAATAGAATTGTTTTCCGCTTTTTGAACATAAATAGCAATTACACTCTTTTCTGCAAAAATATCATTCTCATAAAGTACACAATCATCATTTAAATAATGACAGCTCACCTTTTGTCCACTACGAGCTTGAGAATATAGATCATCTACAATTTTGCGAGCATCACTTACACCGGTAATACAAAATTCTCCGTCTTTTTTTTCAGTAATACCAAGTAAAATAAATCCACCTTGTGTATTCGAAAAGGCACTAAAGGACTTCCAAAAATCCTTAGGTAAACTATTCGCCGCAGCTTTACATTCTAGATTGGCTTTTTCCTGAATTTTTTTAGGGTCAGCTAAGAAATCTTTTATATCATCCCAATTTAACATTTATCGTTCTAACTCAATACTTAAAAAATTATTACTATCCACTACCTACACACATTCTCACAAGGCACGCCATCGTGGTCACGGTCCAATCGGCTTTCACCACATTCGTTTAAATGGAATTTAGCTTCAGCGCAAGAACTCATCTCTTTGCAATATTTACTGTCAGAACAACTAAACTGTTCTGCATCTGCTTTTTTACTTTTGGCAAAAGTTGCTATTGAGAAAGTAAGGGAAAGTGCGGTTAAAATTAAGAGTAGTTTTTTTCATTGTGGGATTTCTCCTGTTTCAATCAAATGGAAAAATTGGTTCTCAAAAATTAATTTTATGCCGAGTGATTCGGCTTTTGCGCGTTTTGATGGACCGATTGTTTTAGAGTTTTCGCACATCACAAGATAATCGCATTTTGATGTGACATCTTGGATTGCACGCAAGCCGACCTCTGCCGTCAAATTCATTAATGCTTGCTTTTGTGCTTTGCCAAAGCCGGTAAAACAAAAAGTGAGTGGATGTTGAATCGGTGTGGTTGAGGTACGTTTGATGGCATTGAGTTTCTGATCGAATTGGGCAAAGATTTCTGCCGGCAAGTTTTCAGCATAATGTTGTGCATCTTCAAAATTGGCAAATTCTTGAATAATTCTGTCTTTGCGGAAAGTGATGACGCGTTTTTTCTGCGAAACATAACCAATGAAATAATCTTCATTTTCTTTATGATTTTCCAAGGTGTAGGCATTCACCTCTTTGTGCCAATTCATGTAAACGAAATGTCGCATATTTATCACCACTTCCGCCACTTCATTGGCATGCTGAATATTACCCTGCCGTGGATAAATACATCGTCATCTTGCGTGAACGTCCATTCTTTGTAGGTTGGGTTGTCGGAAATGACGAGCATTTCTTTTCCCACTTTTTGCAAACGCTTGATGAATGTTTGGCCGTCAAAGGTGAAAACATAAAGCCCATCGGCGGCAAAGTAATTTTCGGAAATATCCACATAAAGCAAATCACCGCTTTCAAGGGTTGGTGCCATGCTATCCCCTTTCACTGTGATCAACTTCAAATGTTTTGCATCAGCACGTCCGAATTGTTGACGGAAGAACGTTAAATCAAATTCTTGTGAAAGCAAGCCTTGTTCGGTTGGGCTTAAATACGCCCCATTTCCGGCACTCGCTTCCACGTCCAAAATATCAATCCGCACTGTGTTTGGGTTTTGCGGTTCGCTCACTTCTACAATGCGATAAGACGGATCAGGGTCACCTTCACCTGTTTTCAACCAATGCGGGTCCACATTAAGTGCGGCCGCAATTTCTAAAATATTTTTAGGGTTTAATGTTTCGCCACGAACTATTTTTCCGATTGCCTGTTGAGAAACACCAACTTTTTTTGCAAAAGCATTAACTGAAAGGCGGTTTTCGTCCAATAAATCTGTAAGGCGAGTTGCTAAATCTGACATAAAAATCTCCTATTTGTGGAATTTACAACTTAAGTTTTAAAAAAACAAGTGAATAATAGTTGCAAATAATTAACTTTGGTAGTAATATTCGTTTTAACTTAAGTTACAAGGTGATTTTTATGAACGGAATTAAACAAGCAGTTGAACTTTGCAACGGGCAATCTTCCCTTGCTAGAGCTTGCGGAGTGAGCCAAACAGCGGTGCTTAAGTGGCTTTGCGGTGGAAAAATGGATGTGAAATATATTCCCGCCATTATCAAAGCAACAGAAGGCAAAGTAAGAGCCGAAGATTTACGCCCTGATGTGGATTGGGCAGTGATTAGAAACAGTTAAGGTGGTGAATGTGAACGTAGATCATAAATGCGCAAATTGCGGAAGTAACAACATCCGTGTGCGAACTTCCGAAAAGATCGGTTTATTGTCAATCGACGTGTTGGCTTACTGCAACAACTGCGGCACAGAATTAAGAGTGCAAAGCCAAATTACAAGAGTAAGAACGCCAATCTATAACGACCGCCCAGAAGCATTAAGTGCGAATAAGCCGTTAAATCAGATTGACGAGCGTCAGCAAGAAATCGACATCTAGTCTTTAAATTCCATCAAGATTTTTAAACACAGTCGTTTGAAGAAATTCATGCGACAGGATTTTTGCAACCAAAATTTAGGGAGAACCAAAAAATGAGCAACAAAAAATACACCTACGACAACGGCAGAACACGCAAAGACCGTGTGAATGTATGGCAGTTAGAAAAACGTGTGAAAAAGTTGGAAGCGCAAATTCAAATCATCAGCCGTCACATTAATTATCAAGCAGAATTAAACCAACAACAAGTGCTATTGAATGAAAGCCTTCACGACCGTGTGGCACTGCTTGAAAAAGCAAGTTGGAGCAAGCAAGGGATGTTTGGTCGTTGGTTAAGTTGGGTTAAAGGTAAATAAGCAAGGGGGCGTGTGATGTACGTTTCAGGTAAAGAAAGTGCGGCGGCAAAATTCTGCAAAGAAAATCAAATTGCGGTTGAGCCTGTGCAAAGTTGGGGCGATTGCCGCCATGTGATCGGTAAAAGTCGATATCGCGTGGAATACGCTTTCAGCAACCTTTCACAAGGCGAAAGAGAAATCCTGTTGGCAATGGCAGAACTCGACATCAATGATTTAGTTAGCACCACATTTTCAGGCGAGAAACTACACCACTACACCGAAAACGGACAACGAAAAATCGCCAAGGCATTTCGCAAAGTGCGGTTGATTTCGGGGATGTTTCCGAAAGGCATTACCGAACGTGAATTCACATTGATTGATAAAGCATTGAATTAGGGGGAAGTATGGCAACCGTGATTTTAAGCCGTGGGGCATTGAGCATTGTCGCAAAGGAATATTACCAAAAACTCGATAAGGCACAGGAAAAATTATTCGCTTACATCTATCACTTAGACAAAGGCGATGAAGAACAAGCAAGACAAGCATTTAATGAATTTATTGAAAACGGCGATTTAGCGACAAAAGCACGCCAAATCTTTTTACAAAAATACAGAGATTGGGAGCAATGGCAAGCCAATCCACGGAGAAAAACAGCATGAGAACAAAATTCATCGCCTTTAGAACGGCAAGCGAAACTGCAGCAGAAGCAGAACGCGCAAAACAATATTTAAAAGCCGCACAGTTTTGGCGGGAAGCCTATCAGTTGGCACCAACAAGTACACCGGATGAAGATTGGTGCTTTGCACGTGCAGATTATTGTTTTAAAGCCGCCATTGATACAGGCGCAATCAAGGTAAGAAAAAGCAGACAGTTAGATTTCAATGATTTTTTGGAGAAAGGCAATGAGTGATTTCTTCATTGGATTAGCGGTGGTGATGTTGGGCTGTTTTATGGCCGCCGCATTATTAGATGCCGCCTTGTGTTGGTTGGCAAGTTGGGTAAGCAAGCACTTTTAAGGAGAAAACAAAATGAGTACCGATATTTACATCAATTTAGATTGCGGCGCGGAATTACAAATCACCAAGATTGGCGACCGCTTTCAAGTGTTAGAAATCGTGGCAGATGGTGACGGTTGGCGAAAACAAAAAGCAAGAGTGATTGGGCGATTACATAACACCATCATTGGCGCAGTGAATGAAGTCCGCAACTTTGCCTTAGCACAATATGAAGTGCTTTCACTCACTGAAATGGAAAGTGCGATCAACTCAACCAATCAAGCCATTAAAGATTACTTTGACCAACACAATGAATATTTAGCCAACTTACAAAGAGCATAGAAATAAAATGATGAACTGGGAGCAACAACGAGACAATAACATCGCTAAACGTGATTTGGCGATGGAAGAAGCTCGTTTGGCAAGAATGGAAAGTGCGGTTAAAACTGGCCGCACTTTAGACTTGCCACAAGCAACAGCCGCACAAATTGAGCTGTTTGCGGTTGCGCCTAATCATTTTGATTATGTTGAAAAACTGCTTTCAGATTTACCACGCAAACGCCAACGCGAACACTTCCGCAATGTGTGGTTGCGTGCTTATCGCAGTGTGAAAGATGATGGGTCAATTAGTTTTAGCTTAGGCAATAAACAAGCCCGCATTGCCAACACAACCTTGCGTGATGTGTTGACAAATCGTTTGGAAGCCGTTTTTGAGCAATATCGCATTTCTGTTTCGTGGTTGCTTGAGCGCAAACACTATTCAGCCAACTTGGCCATGCAAAAGCCTGTGGATAGTCAAGGCTTGCATTTTTATCTATTAGGCGAGCGCCAATTAAAAGAAATCGCCTATAAACTCGCCTTGCACTTCAACGGATTGCAAAGCGATTTCGTGGAAGATTGTGCCAATCAAAAAGCCGTTGGGCTATTAAGTGCGGTCGATTTTTCACGCTTAAGCAGTGAACTGCACCGCCTTTGTGCTGATGTTTGCAAAAACATTGGCTTTCCACTTAAAAGCCAACACCGCATCGAAGAAGGGAAACGTCTTTCTGTGCAACAACAAGAAGGCGAATTGTTGCGTGTGGTATGCGAAAAATACTGGTTCCGCACGTTACGCAGCACGCAAAAACGCCTTATTGAGCATTTGGCGATTGGTTGCGGTGAAGTATCGGCAAAAGTTAGCCCTTACATTTCAACAGGTGCATTGAGCGATTACCGCAATCAACAAAAAGCCAATCTTGAATATTTAAAACAGATGATTATTGAAAATATTGACGATCCATCCGAACAGGTGGAATTGATGGCAATGTGGCAAAAATCTTCCGGTAATCCCGCCATCCGTTTTAACGAGATGATGAACCGCTTGCGTGGCGTGGACGAATGGGCAACAGAAAAAGGCTATGTGTCATTGTTCTTAACCATGACCGCCCCTTCATCTTTCCATGCAACCCATAACAACGGCACAAATAACAAGAAATGGAAAGGTGCAGACCCACGCACAACGCACGCTTATTTAAGCAAGAATTGGGCGCAGTTGCGTGCATTGTTTGCTAAACGTGGCATCGGCTTTTTTGGTATGCGTGGCGTTGAGCCGCACCATGACGCCACTCCACACTGGCACTTGCTTGTGTATGTGAAAGCGGAAGATAAAGAAGAAGTGATCCGTTTATTTAAATCAAAAGCCTTAGAGTTAGACGGCGATGAATTCGGGGCGAAAAAACACCGCTGCAGAGTAGATGAAATTGACCCCGCAAAAGGTTCTGCCGTTTCTTATATTGCGAAATACATTGCCAAAAACATTTATGCGGGCAATCAGAAAGACGAAACATCAGACGAAGTGGAAGGATTGAAACTTGACGAAAACGTGCAACGTGTGCGTGCGTGGGCAAACCTTTGGGGAATTCGTCAATTCCAGTTTTATGGAAATCCGCCAATTTCTGTGTGGCGTGAATTACGCAAATTAGAAAAATGGCAGTTGGATGATGTGGATGATAAGACCATTGCAGACGCGCAAGCAGTTTGTGATGTGTCTTGTTTTGCAAGCTATTTAGAGTTGCAAGGGGGCGCAATGGCTAAACGTGAAGATCAGCCTTTGTGCGTTGAATATGAAGAAAGCGAGCCGAACCAATACGGCGAAACAAGAAAGAAAATTGTGGGGGTGAAAAATCGTTTCAGTTTAGCAAGCGTAAGAACAAAATTAAAAAATTGGGTTATCAAAAAAGGCGCAGTGGCAGATGTTGCAACTGATGCCAATGCGGAGACCGCCGAAACAAACAAGGAGCGTAGCGACGCTTGGACTTGTGTCAGTAACTGTAACCGTTCAGAAATTGAACAAAAGGTAAAAAATGCACTTTTACCTGTCGGTTTTATGATTAATCGTTCACAAATTGATCTATTAATCAAACATAAACGGTTACGGCTTAATGACTTTCAGTGGATTTGTTATGAAAACGACAACGTTTTCATTAAAGAAGAAAAAATACCGCTCTTTTCTGTGAAAAAATTTAGTCAGAAAGTAACTGGATTTTGGGAAAGATTGGGGAAAATGTAGGTGAATTATGAAAAAAGTAAAAAGAACAATAAAAATAAAACCGTCAGTGGAACGGATATCTAATGGCGTAAATTCGCCAGTAAGAAAAATTGTGCAAATTGCTATGTCAAATAATTTTAGCAACCATGTGTACATCGGAGAAATTATTGCTTTGTGTAATGATGGATCCTTATGGCAAAGAGCGGTTCAAATTACCGATGAACAATCCAAAGGTGGTGAATGGTTCAGACTTAATGATATTCCGCAGGATTAAGGAGAAAATAACATGTTAGATTTAAAAGAACTTATTAAAAACATCGAAAATTGGGCAGAAGATCGCAATTTGATTAAGGGTTCAACGCCTAAGAGACAATTCATTAAATTATTAGAAGAATTTGGTGAATTGTGCAATGGAATATCAAAAGCAAAATTAGACGTTATTAAGGATAGCATCGGGGATTGCGTTGTGGTTTTAACGATTATTTCAGCACAACGAAATCGTAATGAAATTAATATTGGAACAATGGCAGTTGAACATCATCCAAAAACAACACTCACAGCAGATGATTGTGTGATTGAATTACTTCATGATTTAACTCGAATTAGCTGTGAACTAGAACGCTATGCATCTCTTGAAATGTTATTCGGTAATATTGTTTTAGATTTAGTTGAAGTTTGCGATTGCTTTGCTCTTGATTTAACAGATTGTGTGCAAGCAGCATGGGATGAAATCAAAGACCGCAAAGGGCGCATGATTGACGGCGTATTTGTGAAAGAAGGTGATTTGTGATTACAGAGGAAAACACAATAAAATCCGAGCGCACTTTAACAATTAAGGAGGTTGCAAACCTCCTTAATTTAAGTTACAGCACCGTTTTTGCACACCGTTTTAAATGGGGCTTTTTCCAGATGGAAGGTTCAAAAGCTTGGCGAGTTTTTAGGGAAGATCTTGACCGTTGTAGAAAAAGAAAAAATAATGTCATCCGATTGGTTGGATTGACTGATATAAAAAATGGAGGAAAAAATAAATGTCAATCTACAAGAGAGGAAACACATATTGGCTCGATATTACAACACCGAGTGGCGAACGAATTAGACGAAGCGCTGGGACTGAAGTAAAGAAAAAGGCACAAGAATTACACGATAAGATCAAAGCAGAACTATGGGATATGGCGCACCTTAATAAGAAACCGCCTAAACTGTTTGAAGAAGCCTTGTTATTATTCGTGGAAGATGCCAAGTTGAAAAAGGATTTTGATACTAACCGCAGACACGCCATTTATTGGCGTTCTGTTTTTAGTGGTTGGAAGTTGAGCGATATTACAGGCGAAAATATTATGGATAATCTGCCTACATACTCCACAACACACAAAAAAGCATTATCGCCATCAACTAAAAATAGATACCGAACATCTATTCTAAGAGTGCTTTCACTCGCTTATAAAAATGGCTGGATTGATAGAATCCCTTATGTAAAAAAATTCGTTGAACCAAAAGTCCGTGTGCGTTGGATTACAAAAGAGCAAGCCACAACACTGATTTCAAATTTGAATTTGGCGTGGATGAAAAATGTTTGTTCTTTTGCTTTATTCACTGGCGCGCGTATGACAGAGATTTTATCAATGACATGGGATAAAGTGGATTTTGAACGTAGTATCGCGATTGTTTCAAATGATGTAGCAAAATCAGGTAAAGCAAGAGCATTACCGTTGAATAACACTGCTTTGGATTTATTGCAAAAATTATACCAAACTCGCCGCAGTGAATTTGTTTTTCATCGTGGTACTGATAAACAAATTGGGCGTATTGATTGGCATGATTTCCATCAAGCATTAGAAAAAAGCAATATCCATAATTTTCGCTTTCATGATTTGCGCCACACTTGGGCAAGTTGGCACGTTCAAGCAGGAACGCCACTTTACACGCTAAAAGAAATGGGCGGTTGGGAAACGTTAGAAATGGTGAAAAAATATGCCCACTTAAACGCTGACCACATGATTGAGTTTGCGAATAATGTCACATTTACGCCACACGAAGATGACGATTTTTCACAAGAAAATTTTTACAATATAGTAAATTATTGAAAATGAAAGGCTTTAAGATGGCAGGGGCGGAGAGGCTCGAACTCCCAACACCCGGTTTTGGAGACCGGTGCTCTACCAATTGAACTACGCCCCTATTGGTATTAAGAATTGGCGGAATGGACGGGACTCGAACCCGCGACCCCCTGCGTGACAGGCAGGTATTCTAACCAGCTGAACTACCACTCCGCTAAATGAGGTAT